TTATGATTTTTCTTGTTGTGTATTTCTAACCTCTTCCTGTGTAGCTATTTGATTAACGGCTAATTCTTTTGATGCTAAACTTGCTAGCTCAAGTATTTTTATAACCAATTCAGTTTCTTCAGAAGCGTGCAGTTCAAAATCAACGGAATATGTTGAGTCATATAATGCTTCACCTAATACCATTTGATATTTCCATTCAACTTTTGCGGGTTGTTTTATATATGTAGCACTAACGTTGTCTGTTATTTCCTGGTCACCATATACTTTAAGGCCTCTATCATCAGCCACATATATGGGGCGTACATTTCTAGGTTTTGTTAGTGGGGAAGAGTTTATATATAAGAATTCATTAGGATTTATGCGCTCTACCGTAATCTCTTCTATTGTTGTTATAGGAGTTTCCGGTCCCAATGCTGGATCTAATATATTTTTTGTTGTGGAATTAGCATATATAATTGTACCAAGTCGATACAAATCTGCCGGTAAAACGAAAGTGCCATTTGAACTAAACGAATAGTTTAACGGGGCTTTTGTTTCAAAAAGAGCTATTTTTTCATCGAGCAGTTTAAGCATATCAGAATATTCCGTGTCATTGCCCGGTAATCTACCAAATTGATTTATATCGTAAAAGTATTGTTCGAATAAATCTAATTGCGCTTGATTTGCAAATAAATTAAATTCCTGAGGCGTAACATACCCTCGTTGTTCTTTATTGAGTATTGATAATACTCTTTGATAAACAGTATCTATGCTTACAGCCATAATTTTTTATTTATAATAATTAGGCCACCCATAAGATGGCCTAACCATTATGAGTGACTATTAAAGTCGTTTTTCAATTGCCTTGTAAACCTCAATGCCATCATCGGTTTTAAACCATGCAGCCAACGCTGAATATGGGTTTTCATCGAATGGTACTGTTAAAAGTTTTCTTTTGGCATCACCATATGTAAATGTTCTTTGATCTGCAGATAGTTGAATAATTCTAGACTCTACTGCTTTAATTCCAAAGTTTCTTAACTGCACATTGTCGTCTTGTGCTAATTCTACAAATAACAATGGTTTTCTTTTAGCAAAAATTAATCCATCTCTTTTTAACTCACTACTAGACAAATCATTTACTTTATTGCCAAACTCAACTCTTAGTATGGCTTCTAGCTCGTCAACACTAAGTGATTTAGCCAAATTCAAAGCCTCTATTTCTGCCTCGATCCAATCTAATTGATTAGCTGCTTGTTGAACTGGTTTGTATTCTTCGTAAACCTCATCTCTAAACGGATGATATAAAGAAAGTAATTTTTGTAAAACTTGGTTTTCTTTTGGTACACGCAAAGCGCCATCTCTCATTACAATTCTGCCTAATGTAGCCGGTCCTTGTTGCTCGTCAACAAATGGTGACCTTTGGTTAGTGGCATATTTTAATTCTCGTTGATAACCCTTTTCTTCGTCAAACCAAAGCAATGCGCGTTTAGCGGTATGCCTTGATGGAATTGTAAATACTAAAGGTCTTTTATTGCTTTTTAGCGTATATAACCTATCTTTAATTTCCCACTCTGGTTTAGCGGGCTGTTTTTTAATTTGTGTTTTTTCAACAACTGGTTGAGGTGCAACCTCAATTTTTTCTTCTGCGTTAGCTTTTTTAGCCATGATATAATATAATAAAAATGTTAATAAAAGTAATAACTACCCCCGCCGATAAGACGAGGGTAATTACTACAGAAAGTTTTAGCTTGTAGCTTTCAACAATACAAAGTTGTTAGCAGCTTGTACACATAGCGCTCTTTCAGAAAGGAAATGAACATTCATTTCATCAGCGTCGCTTGTAAAGTTACCACCAACTGAGCCAGTCACCCAAGACTTTAGTCTACGGTCATCAGCTTCAGAAGCTCTGTAGCGAATGTGTAGGAATGGTCTTGAGATATTCTTACCTAATTGTTGATCATAAACTGTTGAAGTTCCGGCTGGTACTAAAACACCTTCCACATCAGCAACCAATCCACGAGTAGTAGAGTCGTTTAGATATTTCCAGTCAGTTTTGTAGAAGTCATAAGAACCTCTACGGAATCCAGAGAAACCTAAGTTTAATGCCATATCTGCAGAGTTGTCAAATACACCGTAAGATGTACCGCCAGCTCCATAAGTATTTTGCTGCGCAAGCATATTGTCAATTGATAAAGAAGTAGCTCGGTCTAAGAAAAGCATGTTTTCTTCGATAGCTCCTTGCTTATCTAGCTCAGCTAAAATAGTATCAAATTCACCTAATCCAGGGCTTGGTGCACCACCTGTACCGGCTGCTCCAAAGTCTGCATCATTGTATACAAGACCACGAGTTTCAAGTACAGAGAATAAACCGTCAGAACCAGTGATTGTTCCACCGCCACCAAATTGAGCAGCTTGTGCAATATCTCTTGTTGTTCCGTCAATGTTCAATGATTTTTCTGCCTCAACCATAGCCATTTCAAGTTGATCCTCAAAACGAATACGTGCTTCGTGCTCAGACTTTAAATACCAAAGGTAACCAGAAGTTCCAGCCTCAGTAGTTACTTCTACCCAACCAATTTGAGCAACATCAGAACCATTTACATTATACTTATCTCTAAGAATAATTGGCTTGTTGTTGAAAGTTGTGAAAGAAGCGTCAACTGAATTACCAGCTAATGATGTTCCTTTAGAATATTCAGATCCGTAAACAAATACTTTTACGTCAGCACCAGTAATTGTAATACCAGATACTTCACCGTAAGTGTCTACTTCTACGTTTTGTCCCGTTACAGCCTTTACATATGCTTTTTGAGTTGTAAATCCTTTAGACACAACGATTGTCATTCCTGGTCCAATCAAGTGATCAGCTGGAAATGTTAAGTTAGTTGTATCTACTACCTCTACGTCATCATAAGCAATGTGTAGACGCCCTTGCTCAGACCATACTACTTGGTCAGAAGCCATAGGCATTTCTGCCCCAACCATACGTAAAAATCCAGAGATAGTACGATTACCGTATCTCTCTACTTCTTTTTCGTATACTTCAGGTAGAAACTGTTGTGTAAAATCCATCTCTCCTACAGAAAGATAGTTGTCACCAAACAAACCCTTTACTGGGCGTGGAGTTAGATGACTTAAATTTGCCAACGTGGTTGGCGAAGTTGCAAATGCCATTTTATTATTTTTTAATGGTTAATTATCTTTTTTTAATTTTCAACTTTGAACCACTAATACTATCACCTGGTACCGCTCGTATTTGCCAACCATTTGCTGTAGTAACTTTTTCATGAGTCCCTCTCGGATCCATATCTACATTTTTTGATTTTTCAATACTGCTCTTCATTGCATCGGCTTTTCCTTGTTCGTAAAAGTGATTAGCAATAGCATCAGCATTCATTGCTGTAAATAGAGATTTGTGATATCCTTTAGCGTCTACCATTTCATTTTTGTCGTTCAAGAACTTCTTGACGAAATTATTGATATCGCTTTGGGTATTTTTAACCTCTGTGGTATCTTTAACTTTAAACCTATACTTTTTGTCTCCGACAGAATAATCAAAACCTTTGAAATCCTCACCAAAAACAGTATCAGTTTGCTGTAAAAATATTTTTGCCTGTTGTTCGTTTTCTTTTTTAACAGTTTCTTGTTCTTTATTATATCTGTTAAAGAAGTCAACAGCTTTTTGCTGATCTGGACTTAACCTAGACCCAGCTTTAATTTCTTCGTAATATTTAGACTTTAGCCCATCTAAGTGCTTTTTAGCCTTTGCTAGCTCTTCTTTATAAGCTATTTTCTTTTTACGTACATCTCTTTCTTCATCAAGCTCTTCATCATATGAAAAATTGTCTTCCATTAAAAAGTCAATTTCATCTTTTTCTAAATGAGGCCTTGTTGTTTCGTAGTATTCTCTAAGTAATTGGGTTTCACTTAAGCTAGAATAATCTGTATTTAATTTTACATAATCCTCAAGCGATCCGCCTGTTTCATTCATAAAATCAACAACCTTTTGAATATTTTCAGGCAACTCAACACCTGTTTCATTTGATTCCGCAACAGCTTCTGTAATATCTTCTGTAAGCTGCTGTGTTTTTTCTTGTACTTCTTCCTCGGTTATTTCTTCGAGAGTAGTTGTTTCTTCTTGTTCGGGCTCCCGTACTTCTTCAACCACTTCTTCGCTGTCTGTCTTGTCTTCGGATTCTCCGACAGCAACATCGCTGTCATCTGTGCTTTGCTCTTGAACGGCATCTTCTTCTTTATTAAATTTAGTAAAATCTACTTTTATTGTGCCTTCATCATCCTGCGAAACAGGTGAATCTACATTTTGCTCTGGCGCTTCGTTTTCAACGACAGGCTGTTCTTGGCTTTCTTCTTGAGAGTCAAGAACCTCTTCTTGGTTTTCTAACATGATAAAATATTATATAATTACTACTATTATTATTACCTAGGCTCGAAGGAACCTAAGTCAAATCCTCCGCCAATAATGTCGTTTCCGCTGGATTCAAAGTTTTGAGGCGGTGTATTGTTTTTTCTTTGCTCTATAAGTTGACTTTGCTGCGTTGCTTGCAACTTTGTTCTTTCATCTTTTCTGTCTTCTTTTTGAGCTTCTTTTTCTTTTTGCCCGGTTGTTTCAACACCTTTTAATTGCATATTATATTGAAACTCTTGAGCCATTAATTCTTTTTTAGCAGCTACCTCAGCTTGCATTTTTTGTAATTCAAAATTGTTTTCCATTTGAAGCAATTGAGCTTTTTGTGCTGTTATAGCTTCATTTTTTTGCACTTCTGCCGCTGCTGCAACTTCTTGGGCTTGTGCGTTTGCTTGTGCTTGCGCTTCTATATTTTGTTGCTGTATTAACTGATCTTGTTCTTGTTTACGCTTTCTTCGTATTTTTAAAACTTGATTAGCTAGCTTTATATTTTTAATTTCGCGTATATCGATAGCGTCAGATAAATCTATAAGGCCGGCTGACAATGCGGTTTGAATGTTATTTTCTAACATCGAGCGTTCTTCATCGTCTGGCGCTAATTCTAAAAATATACCAAAATCATAAAGATGCAAATCACCCATTTCTTTTAATGTAGCAACA